TCATTCACATAACCTTATTGATAGTATCTTAAATAAAAAAGCATGAAATGTAACTTTGCTATCAATGGTAAGATAGAACTAGCACTTACCCCAGAGAATGATTTGGAGAAGATGATGCTACAGGAACTTTTCAAAGGTGATGTAGAGAATCACTTTTATGACAAAATACAAATCTTTGACAAAGCATTGGTAGATACTGTAATAATCAGCAAAAAACAAAAGGAAGAAGTAAAATGAAGACAGAAGAACTCAGATTAGAGATTTTATTTTTAAAGTCGTAAACTTTGATAAAATTTTACTATTTTTGTAAAATGAAATCATTACTAATAAGAGGAGAAGGTATAAAAATAGGAGTATATCAAATATATACTCCTATTTCAAACAAAGTTTATATAGGCAGTTCTTTTTGTAGTTTTAGTAACAGGTATCATCTACATTTAAAAGAACTAAATAAAAATGTACACGGTTGTAAAAAGATGCAAAATGCTTATAACAAGTATGGTGCAGATAATTTTTATTTTGAGATTATTGAACAGTATGATAAAAGTCAGTTTGTTTCAAAGCAAGAAATGATAAAATTTATACTCTCTCGTGAACAATTTTATTTAGATAAATATCCAATAGAATTAAAGTACAATATTGTTCAAATAGCCGGCACAAATGCAGGTTTTCGACATAGTGATGATTTTAAGGCAAAAAAATCAAAACAAATGAAAGGAAGACCTCAGCACCCTAATACTTTATCCGCAATTATTGCAGCAAATACAGGAAAACTTTTAACAATTGATCATAAAAAGAAAATAAGTGATTATTGGAAAGGTAAGAAAAAAAGTAAATCTTCTATAGAAAAAAGAATTAGCAAAACAAAAGGAAAAACTTTTAAAAATAGAAGAACACTATTGCTTTGTAATTTAGATTACACAGTTGTTGAAACTTTTAATAATGATGAAAAATGTGCAAATTATTTAAACTGTGCAACATCTACTGTAAGAATATATGCAGCAAATTGTAGAAAAATTAAGGAATTTCTTTTGATGTATGATAGATACCCTATTGTAAATAATAGAATAAAAACCAAAAAGAATGAAAAGTGAAGATTTAAAAATAGAAGTGATAGATATTGAAACCTATTACTCAATGTTTTTGTTTTGCGGTCTTGATATAAAAACTAATGAAAGATTTCAGTATGAAATTTCATCTAGGAAAAATCAATTAGATGCTCTTGTAAAACATTTAATTGAGTATAACAGATGGGGATTTTGTACTTTTAATGGAGTTTACTTTGATACCCAAGTACTTCAGTTTATAGTAGATAACTGTTCATTGTGGATACACTGGCCGGTTGAACGTATCATCAGAGCTATATTTGAGTTTGCACAAAAGACGATTGATGATAGGAACTACGAATTACAACCTCACTACAAAGAACATTATCTTGACTTCAAACAGATTGATCTGTTTCTGTTGTTTCACTACAACAATGATGCCAAGAGATGTTCTTTGAAGTGGGCTGGAGAGTTTTCTTTAGATGGTAACATCGAAGAATTGCCTATTGACTTTCGTAAAGAAGAGTTAACTTCTGAAGAGATTGATGAAGTTATTGAGTATTGTTGGAACGATGTAGCTGCTACAGCAAATCTCTACAACATTGCAGTAGGTAATACTAATCATCCTGATTATGCAGGGAAGAACAAAGTACAGTTACGACTTGATCTTATTGAGGAGTATAAGTTTCCATCTCTTGCAATTAACTGGAATGATGTTAAGATCGGTGCCGAGCTAAACAAGAAAGTGTACATGGATCTGGCAAAGATCAATGAAGCTCAGTTGTATAGTAAAGTAAAAGAGAGGAAAACTAAAACAGGTTTCCGATTTAAGGATTGCTTTCCTGACTACACTCATTTTGATACAGCTGAGTTTAATAACTTTTTTACAAACTTGGGTAAGACAAAGGTTAATCTCAATGAAAAACAGGAGTTCCCATTTATTCTTACTGACATTACAATAATGTTTGCAAAGGGTGGTGTACACTCTGCAGATAACCCTAGAATTATTGATATACCTAAAGGTTATCTACTAATTGATGCTGACGTAGGCTCACAGTATCCTAACAACATACGTAAAAGAAACATTTATCCTGCACACCTTGGACCAAAGTGGAATGAAGCATATGTGATAAACATTCCAAAGAGACTAGAGGCTAAAAAGTTGTATAAGGAAACCGGTGATAAGAAGTATGATAATTTCCAAGAATGTTATAAATTAGTAATGAATGGGAATTTTGGCCGACTTGGTGATAGGTTTGATTGGCAATATGACCCATTTGCAAGTATGCAAGTAACTATTGGTGGTCAAGTTGATCTATTTATGTTAGCTGAGGATCTGCTACAAATACCAACACTCAAGATAACTAGTATGAATACCGATGGTATTACTGTACTGATTCATCAAGATTATGTACAGAAGTATTATGATGCATGTAAAACATGGGAAGAAGAAGTTGGTAATGACATTCTTGGTAACTTGGAGTATGTAGAGTACGAATTGTTTGTACAAACATCCGTTAATGATTATCTGGCAGTAAAGAAAGCTGACTGGGTATTTAAAGATGGTGAGTTTAAAGCAATAGTTATTGACAAACCTCTTGACAAAAGAGTAAAAAAGAAAGGTGATTTCCTTACAAGTTATGAGTTGCACAAGAACAAGAGTAAATGTATTGTTCCTATAGCATTAGAGAAGTACTTTACTCAGGGTATTCCGGTTGAAGATACTGTGATAAGTCATAGAAACATCTTCGATTTCTGTATTGCCAAGAAAGCATCAAGGGATTACTTCTATCGAAGTGTTGATAGAAAAACTGGTACAGTAACTGATCTCAACAAGCTAGTACGTTATTACTGCTCAAAAGGTATTGGTGAGAAGTTGTATAAGATGAAGAACCCAAACAGTGATAAAACAGGTCCAGAGAAGAGCAATTGTGAATCAGATAGTGAGCTCCAGGTACTGTACAACAAACCTTTTAGTGCTGAAAACTGGGACGACTACGGTATTGATTATACGTATTACATACGTGCAACCAATAAGATAATTGACAAGATTTCTCCTATATATCAACGTGATAGAAAAGAGAAAGAAAGTGGTCAGATAAGTTTGTTTTAAGTACTATTTATCGTAAATTTATAAGCTCATTTTATGTCAGTTACACTACAGCAATTTAAGAACATCAAAGTCTTTTTAGAGGCTAATCCTGATGGTGGTTACGAGGAGTGGCATGAGCAATACAGGCCAGTGAGAGAGAAGAACAAAAAGAATATAGAATATCCTGAAGAGTTTGAACAGTGGTGGTGTACATTCCCGGCAAGCATGAATTTTGTGTTTAAAGGAAAGACGTTTAAGGGTACAAGGGCTTTGAGAGATGACAAAGCAAAAACATTTGAGACATACAATAAAGCAAAGAAAGCAGCAGGTTTTGATGATAGTGATATGCTTTACTGCCTCAAAGTGGAAATAGAGTCAAGAAAGGTAACAAGTTATACTCACAAAGACCCAACGTACAATGATTTCCAATACATGAAAGCTACTGTTGCATATCTAAACAGTGGTAAGTTTGTATACTGGAAAGATGAAGAGTTAAAGGAACTTTCCGATGATACGGAATCAAACAGTGCATAATGAGTTTATCAGAGCAATTACATAAAGAGATTGAGAACGGTAGAAACGGTAAAGCCGGTATTATACCTGTACCTTATGACAGGGTAGGTGATTATATTGATATTGCTAAAAATACAGGTTATGTTATTGGGGGAGAAACAGGTTGTTTTACTGGAGAACAGTTGGTTCATACAGAACAAGGGGTAATGCCTATTTCTCAAATAAAAGTAGGAGATAAGGTATTGTCTTATAATCTGAAGACCAAGGTTAATGAGTATAAAACTGTTACCAATACCATAACTCATAAGACTCATGTTGACAAACTACTCAGAATAAAAATGAAAAACGGAACAGTTATAAACGTAACCGAAAATCATGAATTTTTTACCGGGGAAAAGTTTGTGAAAATCAAAGATTTATTACTATCTTTGCAACATGAAGCAATGGAAAAAGATACCGGGATACAGTAGTTATGAAGTTAGTACAGATGGTGAAATAAAGACCTACAACTGGAAAAATACAGGACAGGAAAGAATAATGAAACCTGCTTTAGATGGTTCAGGTTATCTCCGAACAATGTTAAAAAATGATCAGGGGAAAATCGAAACTGTAAAAGTCCACAGGATAGTAGCAAAAACATTTCTTCCTAATCCTGAAAACAAGCCACAGGTAAATCATATTAACCATATCCGTACAGACAATCGGCTTATTAACTTGGAGTGGTGTACAGCAAGTGAGAATCAGAAATGGTCATTTACTTGTAAAAGAAGAAACATTACAGGTGAAAGAAACCCTCACACTAATTTAAAAGATGAAGATGTGATAGAGATGAGAAAGTTGTGGAAGCATGGGAGAAAGAACAAGTATGATGAGAATGGTCAATTGTGTATGACAAGAAAGGAACTTGCTGACAAGTTTGGAACTACAGTTGATGTTGTTAAAAATATAATACAAAAAAGAACATGGAAGCATCTGTTATAAATCTTCAGGATATTGTTTCATTTGAGGAGATTCCTTACGAAACAACATATGACATATCGGTAGAAGATAATAACAACTTCTATCTGGCAACACAAAAAGATCCAATACTGGTACATAACTCAGGCAAGAGCACTTTGGCACAAGATATGTTCATGATACGACCTATAGAGTGGTATCTGAACAACAAAAGTCCTGATATCAAGTTGAGTATCATTCTGTTTGGTATGGAACGTAAGATGTACCAGTACAGTGCACGATGGTTGGCTAGAAAGATATTCACAGAACAGGGTATTCCTATACCACCTAAAAAACTATTGAGTCGGCAGAAGAACTTTAAGATGGATGACCAGGAGTATGCTTTGGTACAGATGAATTATTCTATACTAGATGAATGGGAAACAGATGACTTGCTGATAGCATTTGAGGGCAGTAAGAACCCTTCCGGTATCAGTGCTTACCTAGAGGCATTTGCAAGGAAACACGGTACCATTATCGACAAGGATAAGAGTAACAAAAGCATGGAAAATATCCTTGCTGATCGTACATATGTTCCTAATCATCCTAATCACATCGTACTGGTTATTGTTGACCACATTGGTATTTTAAAACCAGAGAAGGATCTTGAGAAGTCTAAAGGACAGATTGATAAGTTCAGTACTGTAATGAGACAGGCAAGGGACATCTATGGTTTCTCACCAGTTGTAATCCAACAGTTGAATCGTAACCTGGCCGATGTATCAAGATTGAAACTCGGTGATTTAGCACCAAAGCTCAGTGACTTTGCTGATTCATCTCAAACACAACACGATGCTGATGTTGTTCTTGCATTGTTCGAACCATACAGACATATTGTAGGTGACTTAGATGGACACAAAGAGAATGGTTATGTACTGAAAGGTTTTAGAGATGAATTTTTCAAAACCTATTACAGATCATTACACATTCTCAAAAACTCCTTTGGTACAAATGGTGTACAGTTTCCTATGGCACTACAACCGGAATATGGGATTTTTCGCACCCTTCCTCGAAAGAAAGATATCAAGGAAGAGATATACCAGCAAGTAACATCAGGTGCATATTTTCTTGATTAATTAACTATAAAAAATGGAAATAAAAATAGAAGACTATCTCTCAGAAGAAGAGATAAAGCAAATAGTGACAGATGAGATAAGAAAGCATGTCAGGAACTGTGTAGGAGATGTATCAGTGTCTGGTGAAAGAGGAAGAGTGCTTATGGGAAAACTGGCAAAAGATCTAGTAAAAGAAGGTGTACAGGATATGATACCCAACTTTAAAGAACTATTAAATGAGCATATACAAGAGACAATCAAACAAGTAAAATTATCTGATTTCTTCTCACACTCATTTGGATGGCAAAGTCAAGGTAACAAGATACTTAACGGTGTACTTTCAGATAACAAGGAACTACTAGATGCCAAAGTAAAAGAAATCTTTAAAGCAGTAATCAATTAATCAATTATATGGAAAACCAAAAAAGTGGTGAAGAGCAGAAACAAGCATCTTCATTAAAGCGTTCGTTCTACGGCAAATTAGCTGTTGTAGGACCGACAGGTGCAGGTAAGTCCTACTTGTCAAAAACAGCAGACCGGAACACAACCGGTTACATTAACATGGAGAGGAAACCACTTCCTTATAAAGATGGTGGACCTTTCAAATTTATGGGTATGCCAAAGACATGGGCATCGTTCAAAGACAACCTTGAGAAGTTTGGAGCTAATCCTGAGATCAAACAGATTATTATTGATAGTCAGACAATGGCTTTCAATACACTGAACAAGGAAATGGCAATGAACTTTCAGGGCTTTGATATTTACAAGAATTACAATCGTCAGGTGTATGAGTACATTGAGATTCTCAAAAACATTGAGAAGGATGTTATTGTATTCTCTCATGACGAATGGCTCAAAGTAGAGGGTGAGGGTAAGAAGAGAATGATGTCGGTACATGGTAAAGAGTTCGAAGGCAAAATCGAGCAACACTTTACTATTGTATTGTACACAGGTACAAGAATGAAGGATGGTAAACCACAGTACTTCCTAAAGACTTTTGAAATGGATACATCTACCAAGGTACCAGAAGGCATGTTCCCGGATAAAAACGGCAACAATCATCTGGAAATACCAAATGATGGTAAGTATATCTTTGATCGTATGTCTGAGTATTATTCACTGTAGTAAAAATTAAGTAAACAAATAAAAATAAATTAAATTATGGAATTAGAAAAGAGTAGTGCCCAAGAACGTCCGTTATTTGTAGGATTTGCAATGATGGACCGAGTATTAGCAATCAATCCTTCTAAAGAAGAGCTTGCTGAAATTTTAGACTATAAGCTGAAAGATAATGCCAGTGAGCAAGTTTATGAAACCAAGAACGATAAGCAAGAAGAAGTTCTGACTTTGAGTTTCTGGATGGAAGCACAGACTGCCGACAAGCAGAAGTTTAATCACCGTTTCCGTATAGTAGATAAGAAAGTAGTTTCTGAAGCATCTGGTAAGAAACAGTTTGTGAACCAAAGTGGTATGTCTACTTGGGTAGATAGTGAGGAAAATCTCCCATCGTGGTTTACAGAGTTTAAAGACAAGAATGGTAATCTTATTACTGAAGACAAAGATGGTAACCCTCTTACTGGTAAGAAGAAAGTTCGTGAGGCAATACAAGGTGAAGCTGACTTCTACAACTTCCTCCAAGCTTGGTTGGGAAAAGCAAACTTCTTTTCAGAAAAGACCAATATTCTTTTTGATAAAGGAAAACTGTTTCGCAATCTGGATAACTATATTGAAAAAGAATACCGTAGTCAGTTAAAAGGTGATGGTAATTCTCTTGCTTCTCCATTTGCAGCTCTTGCATTTGTAGGTATAGTAGAGAAAGATGGTGATACAAAAATGTATCAGAACCTGTACGGTGATTTTATCTCTAGTTACAAGTTTAAGAAGTTTGCATTTGCAATGTCTACCAAAAACTGGGATGCTGATAAAGCTGTGAGTAAATGGCACGAACAAGCTATTGGTAAATATGGTTGCAAAGGTGCATTTGAGCTTTGCTTCTTGAAGAAGTTTGACCCAAGTATCCATCAAGTTACTGGTGACAATACCTTTAAAGAAGATGGAGAAGAAAGTCCTAAAGTAGCACCAACTGAGATAGATTGGTAATTATTTGAAACAATGCAGGGGAACTAATAATAATTCCCCTGCTTTTTAAAAAGAAAACAATGAATCGTTACATATTAAGCACACATGGTGCAATACCTGCAGTAGTTGATACACAAGACAGTAATGAATTAGTATTTTACATCAATGACATTAAGCCAGATGTAATTGTCAACTGTTTGAATATTTTTAACAAAGTACAAGATATAAGACAAGTAAATGAGTACTTACTTGATGAAGATGATTGTGAAGAAGATCAAAGAGATTTTATTATTGAGCAACTAGGTCAATATGCAGAATTAGCTTATAGAACAGTAGAAACAACACCAACAATGGAACTGAACAATGTACATGAAGTAACCGGAACAGGAATAGCTGCAATAATGCCAGGATTTGCAACAGAACCAGGTACACCGGCACCAGTAGTAGAGCCTACACCAGTAGCAGATAAGCAAAAAAGACAGTGGACAAGAAGAATTACAGATGGTAATCCTGCTATCAAAGCACAGAGTGCTGCTGACTTTATCAAAGTAATGCAGGAGAAGATTGAGATGGCAAAAATGCTTGATGGAATAGAACTACCAGAGATACCAACATCTATGACAAAGAGCAACCGTGATGTTATGATAGAGTTTCAGAAGGAACACTCTCAGCTCTTGGTAAAGTACATGCAGAAGATACAACAAGCATAATATGAAAGCAATTAAGCAAGCAATGGTAGAAATGCCTAAAAAAGACTTTGATAAGATGGTCCTGGAGATTTCCAGGGCCTCTGAGTCTTTATGGGAAGGTGAAGAGTTACAAGAAGCATACGATGCTATTCAACTAGATAGTCTTTGGTTGATACTACTTAAATACATAAAAACAAAGAAAGATGAAGATCAGAAATTGACCATCCCATGGGATTTTGTAGAGAAGTATTATCCTGGTTATAGTAGCTGTGATCAGATAGCAAAAGCAAATGACCTTGATGTAATTATGACAGAGCCTGATTGTAATTGGGGAGAAGCTGCACAGTTAATGTGGAAATATAAACTCAATGGGAGTCATGTGAAAGCAGCAATGGTACAAGATGAGTTACTGGTAAAGATTTACCAGAGTGCAATAGAAGGATACATTGAATCACTAAAAGACAAAAGACAGAAGAATGGATAAAACGGTATATGATATAATAGACATTGATGGATTGGCAACTTGTCTTGCAGAAATAGATTGGAAAGATACAACAAAAAATAAAACAGATGAAGATCTGTATGATTCAGTAGTACAGCCAGATGGTTCTATTGAAAAGATTATAAAAGGACATTGGGCTCATGAGTTTTTTGCAATGAAAGAAGTATATCTTCATCTTATTGCTCATTTTAGAAAAGACAACAAAGAGAACGAAGATGAAACTGGAAAAAAGGGAAGAAACAATATCTAAAGACTATCTGTTTAGTAAAATTAACGAGTATGATGTTTACAGATATTACATTGGTGAGTTTACTATAGGTCAATCCAGAAAAAGTCCTTTTCACAAAGACAACAATCCTTCTTTTTCTGTTTACATGCGAGATGGTAAGATACAACACCGAGATCATTCCGATGATACTTTTAGAGGTGATTGTATCAATCTTGTAGAGCAGCTATACAATCTTGATATCAAAGCTGCATTAATAAAGATTGCAAAAGACTTTGGTATAGAAGATGGTAAAGATGAATCTGCAAGAATTACCTCTCAGTATGTAAAACCCTTTATAGACCAAAAGAGACATTCCTTTATCCAAGTTACTGTAAGGAAGTTTAACCAGGCCGATGGTAACTACTGGAAACAGTTTGGTATTACTTCTGCTCAGTTAAAAGAAGATGATGTATATCCTTTAAAAGAAGCTTGGATCAATAGACATAGATGCCCTGTTCTCAAAGATGAGCTTGCATATGTTTACCGGTATGATGAAGGATATAAACTCTATTTTCCAAATAGACCTAAAGATGAAAGATGGAAGAGTAATATTCCATTGACAATTGTGGAAAACAGAAAGGTGATACAAAGTGCAGATAGGATAATTATTACAAAGTCAAAGAAGGACAGACTGGTTCTCAGTAAGTACCTTGACAATGTAATAAATGTACAGAATGAAACTAGAGCATGTTTTACTGAAAGTTTTGTAGAAGAGTTGCGTGACAAAGAAGTGTGGATTAATTATGATAGTGATGATGCTGGTGTAAAGAATTGCATAAAAATAACTGAAGAGTTTAAGTACAATTACATTAATGTACCAAGGTCATATCTACCTATTAAAGATTTTGCAGATCTTTATCGGTTACATGGTGAAGAAGTATTACTTGAAACATTAAAATCAAAAGATTTAATATGAAAACATATTATGTTGGCTATGAGAGAGAAAAGGGAAAGTTTATAAACCTTATATCTCTTGAGAATGCAGAACAATCAGGCATGTGGTATAAAGCAATTGAAGCTAGCTCTTATGTAAATGCAAAAGAGCAGGTTATTAATTTCTATTTAGAAGAAAACCAAGAACATGAATAGTCAAACATTTTAAGCAAAAACAAATAGTATGAAAACAGCAAAAGAAATAGCTATAGAAATAGAAAAAGGCATATTTGTAGATAAAAATATGGGTACTAAACAGATAGAACAGCTGTTACAGGAGTGGGCTGATGAAATTAAAGATAATGCAGAAATAAGTGGACATCAGTGGTAAAATATATATTATGAAAACAATAAGAAAAATAACAGAAGAGCTAGTAGAATATAATGATTGGGAGTCTACAGAAACTATACTCAAAGAGTGGGCTAATAGTATAATTAGTGAATGTGCTGACCAAGCAATAGATGATAATACAGAATGTAGAATACTCAGCCTAATAGATAACCTATGAAAACAGTAGATGAAATAGTAGAAGAAGCACATAAAACAAGGAAGTTCTTAGTAGAGATACTAGTAGCTGAAGAGATAATGCAGATATGTGCAGCTACTAATGCTGAGGTTGATGCATACCCACCAGCTACAATAGAGGAAGCTATTCTAACAGAGTTTGGTTGGCTACAGGATAGTGGTATTTTTATTCACCGAATAGTAAAAGAGATAACAGATGTACACGAAGATAATATGGGTGTGTGAGCACTGTGGTTCGCCAGATGTAGAGTTCAAACAGTGGGTAAAGTTGAATGAAGATTCTATACAGTGGAATCTTGATGATATAGAAGATAGCAAAGATGATACGTGGTGCTGTAAGTGTCAAGATCATAATGGCATATGTGCAGAAGAAGATTATATAAGATGGAAAAACGAAGAAAATGGAACTAACATATAAAAGGGAGAAGTATCCGTATAGAGAGATATTTTTAGATGATTCTAGAGGTATGGTTTTTGTTAGTACAAAAGGTCTAGAAGATGAGATTATGATGGGTTTAGCCCAATGTGATGAAAGAGCAGAAGCTATAGACGACCTAATGTACTATTACCTAACAGAAGATGAGTGGAATATGAGTGATGAAGATATTGTTAAACTACTAAAAGAAGCGTAATGAAAATATCGCAAAAACCAACAGAGCATATACTAGTACGTGCCCATGTAAACAGCGAATGGGACAGCTGTGATTGTGCTTTGATTCACATTGACAATATAGGTAATAATCATATGCATCCTTGGAGAAGAATAGGAAACAGGGCTAGTATGTTAAAAAATGAACACTCTACTATGTTGTCTATAGAAGTTCTTACTCATAAAGTGGAGTTTCTTAATACAGATGGTGTAGGAGATAAGTGGGAAGAACTGTTATTAGTAGAACAGCTACCAAAACAAGGTTGGGCATTCGTAGAAATAGAAGATAATGATGAGCATATTACTCACAAACCAACACAAGAAGTAGAAGGACATACTATAAAGCTCTATGGAGAGAATCATGTAAACTGGACCGGACTAGGTAAGAACACTGGAGAAGAGTTCTTCACAGAAACTATTAGTCTAGCAGATATTATAAACGCAATAAACAGCTACCAATGTTAACAAATAATAGCGAAGTTTGGGATTTTGTAGAATATTATTATCCTAACTACAGCTCATGTGAGTGGATAAAAAAAGAAGCTGAAGTATTCAAACTAATGACAGGAGAGTATGAAGAAGGAGACAGTGCTCACCAGCTGTTAGTAGAAGACTACAAGGGAGATATAGAAAACTCAGAAATAGAAACAGACTGGAATAGATTACAGTCTATGATATACGAGAAAGCAATACAAGGTTATATAAATAGCATAAAATAGAAACAATGGGTGAGATAATAGATAACATAGAAGAAAATGATGAAGAGTGTTTTGCAGTAGATATACCACATGTGAGTAGAATAGATAGTGGTGAGTGGACTAATCTAGCAACATTCAAAACAAGAGAAGAGGCAATTGCTTGGGCAATGGAAAATTTAGGTGCCGATGGGAACGGCATGATTTGTGTAATCAGCTCATTTTAAAACAAAAACAATGGAAAACAATATAGCAGTAAATGCAATAGCAGAAGTAAAATCAACAAGAGAGTTTCTTAGAAGTTTAGAAGTTCCTCAACAAACATCTTACTACAAACCAGTAAGCCATGGTCAACTTATGGACCTTACTTTGGAGAGTTTAGAAAGGTGTGACTTTAAATTGAGAAGTGAAGAGTATACATTTGCATCAGGTGGTGCCAAAGCAAATGGTAAGTATCATCTTGACTATGGCAATGATCCGGACATGAGTATCATGATAGCCTGGCAGAACAGCTATAACAAGCAACTGAGTTTGAAGTTTGCTATTGGTGGCTATGTATTCATCTGTGAGAACGGTATGGTACGTGGTGATATGGGTACATTCAAAAGCAAGCACATGGGCCAGATACAAACAATGACACCAAAGCTGCTTACAGAGTATATATCAGATGCTGGTGAGACATTTGAGAAGATGGTTATTGAGAAGAAGAGGATGCAAGAGATAGAAGTGACCAGAAAGACTACTGCCGAGCTCTTGGGTCGTATGTATATTGAAGAAGGTATCATCACAAGCACTCAGCTCAATATTATCAAGAGTGAGCTAATAAAGCCTACATTTGACTATGGTCACCCGGACAGCCTGTGGGAGCTGTACAATCACACAACCTATGCACTTAAAAGTGCTACTCCTACAACATGGTTACAGCAGCAGATGAATAATCACCAGTTCTTTACAGAAGAATATGGTATAGCAGAATTGGTATAAATAAAAAAGATGCAAATAACGGATAAAATTAAAGAAAGATTTGGGTCGTGGTTACCAATGTTTGAACCATTTATCACAACACCGGAGTTTGACAAGATCTTTTCTTTTTTGCAACATCAGAAGAGTATAAGAAGAGTTATTGTTCCTACTTCAGATGATGTGTTTAAATCGTTTGAGTTGTGTCAGAGAGATAAAGTAAAGGCTGTGGTAGTGTTAATGGATCCTTACCCAAGTATCACAAAGGATAACATTGTTATAGCTAATGGTGTTCCTATGTCATGTGCTAATACAGGTACATTGCAACCTAGTTTGGAAATCTTTTATCAAGGTATTGAGGATTCATTCTTTGGATTCAATCCCGACTTTGATAAGAGAGCAGATAATAGCTATCTGCTTACTAAAGAAGGTGTACTGTTGCTTAATAGCTCACTAACGTGTGAAAGGGATAAACCAGGTTCACATGCAGAAGCATGGCATCCTTTTATGAAGTTTCTCTTTGAAGAAATACTGAATAAATACTTTAGTGGTTTACCAATAGTACTATGTGGTGCCCAAGCCCATAAGCTGGAGAAGTATGTATCACCGTTGCTGCACTATGTAAAGAAAATAGAGCACCCTGTAGCAGCAAGCTATCAGAACAGGGCATGGAAATACGATGACTGCTTTAAATGGTGTAATGGCATTATCACAGCCAACAATGGTGAAGAACATGTAATTAACTGGTATAGGATAAAGAACAAAGAAATAGAAGAAACAGAATGCAAGAAACAGAAACCGATACCGGGAACAAAGGAACCACTGAAGAGTTCAAGATCTTTAGGTCTTCCGTGGGACGATTAAAACATCTATCTGAGAAAGAGATAGACAAATTATGTAAAGAAGAGCCAGATATAACCATTAGGGGATATCTGGCTTTTTTACGTGAGATTAATGACATTGAAAATTCAACAGAAAATGAGCAAACAAATGAGTGATGATGTGTTTTTTGAGAAATACACATGCGTACAGAATCTGTATACATCAGGTGGTTCTTTTGATAACTGTTTTTTTGAGACATATGGAAAAGAGTATCATCAGCAGCTTGTAAGCATATTAGAAAAAACACCAAAAAGAATATGGACAATAATAGATGATAACAATGGGTGGTATGGTATAATAGCTGGTTATCGTTGGGTAAACAGACAAGGGTATCTAATAACAGAGCAAGAGTGGGATAGTGAATATGAACAGTATACAATCTCCGATACTACAGAACTAAGAGAACAGTGGGACTCTCTACCAAAAGAAGCTATAATGGATATATGCGGTATAGAGTATATTGGAGATACTGCTGAAGAACTAGAGCTGTATAAAAAAGAGAACTTTTACGAGTGGGAAGAGATGAGTGAAGAACAGAGAGAAGATATTCTTAAAGAGTATAAAACAACAGAATGAGTTACGTACTAGATAAATATAAAAAAGAGTGGGGAATATTCTGCAATAAAAGTAGGTGTTGGTTACTATTTGGTAACAAAAAACAAATGGTAGAACGGATAAATCAATTGAACAATGATACAAATAGATGACAATATAGTAAAGATAGTATCAGTACTAAAGAGTAGTATAGATAGAGATGTACTGTGGATGTTAAAGAACAGTATACGTGGTCTAGATACATACACAGATACCAGTAGAGAAGAAGAGGACCTGTATAGTATAGATGTATGTGAACCAGGATACGACATAGAAAGAGGTTCAATAGTACAGAACATACTAGATGAAATCAGACAGCTGTGTGATGAACATGATGCATCTTATTGGAGATTAATAGACTAAAACAGAAACAATGAGCTATAGTACAGAAGAATACAAAGGTTATACTATCAAAGTAGAATATGATGAAGATGCTCAGAATCCTCGTACTGAATGGGATAATGTAGGAGTCATGTGTTGCTGGCACTCAAGATACGACTTGGGTGATATGGATAACAATGGTTTAAAGGGCAGAGAGCATAGAAGTTATCCAATAAGCAAGAATTATAATGAGCCAATAGATCTACTATATGAGCTAGCTGGTATAGATAGAGAAGCAGCACAAGAAGAGAACTACATACAAGGAATAATACGTAATCTGAATGAGTGGCTAGATAGTAAGAACAAACAGATAGAAACAATACCGTATGACGAGCTGTATGAGTTTATAGACGGTTGTATGTATAACAGATGTGTACCAGAGATAGATGACTATTCCCTGTACCTTGTACAAAAGTTTATAGAAGAAACAGTCTATGATAGAGGATGTGAACATGATGATATGAGCAGAGCTGATCTGTTCAGAGCAATAGAAGAGAAGGGTACAATTATCAAGAGCTTGTATCTGTATGACCATTCGGGTATTACGATCAGTACAAGTTCATTTAGCTGCAGGTGGGATTCAGGTCAGGTAGGTTGGATATACATTACCAAAGACAAAATAGAAGCAGAAGGTTGGACTCCAGAACAAGCTGATAAGTACTTGGAGGGAGAAGTAGAGGTGTATGACAATTACCTTACCGGTGAAGTATATGGTTTCAGAATAGAAGATGCAGATGGTGAAAATGTAGATAGTTGTTGGGGTTATTATGGAGATGATGGTAAAGAGGATATGATCAAAGAGTGCAAAAGCACTATTGATCATCTGGTAAAGAAGAAAGAAGAGAGAAACTTATTGTTAGGTATTCAAATAGAATTAGCATTATGAGCACAGAAACAAATACAGTAACAAAAACAAAAAGAGTAAAGCATGTATTTAGTAACATGTCTGAAGTTGCACATATCTTTGCACATGAAATTGGTAGAGATGTAAGGTGTAGAAATGGTTTTATAGAAAATGGTGTTATTTATAGCTTTGGTAGGCATTTTCCTATAGCCAAACGATATATAGATGATAAGGGTAAAGCTACTATATTTTTTACATTAGATAGTTACAGTAGTACAACATCAAAGCACATAAGTGATGTATGGAGAGCAACACAACATCTTGAGAAGCTGTATATGCCCAAAGTACCTAGCTACTCTACTCCAAATCATGATGTAAACATTGTTATATGGAGAAGAAATATTGAAGAGTGTTTGAGCAAAGCAGCTTCAGCAAGAGAAAATAAAGCATGGTATGTACAAGATGCAAGAAAAAATGTAGAGCAGTTAGAAAGTTATATAAAGTTCTTCAAGATTAAACTAGATAAAGAAACCAAAGCTGTTGTAACCAAAGCAAAATCTGATAAATGGGAACAAGAGGTAGAAGAGTATAAGAAGAAGAAAGCTGAAAGATTAGTAGATCCTAAACTCTCAGAAAAGCAAGAGAAAGCAAGAATAGCAAGAGAGAAAAGAGAGCTGAGAGATAATGCTGAACAAATAGAGAAATGGAGAAACTTTGAGGCATATAAACCTTATGTGCAAAAGAAAAGAAGAAGATATGGTAGCAACTCATCACAACCTGATCTTCTTAGATACAATGCAGAGAAAGAACGTATCGAAACATCTCAAAGTGTACAGATACCAATTGAACTTGCATATCGTTTCTACAGATACATCAAAGTAGTACTAGAGAGAGGTAGTTGTATAGGAACAGAAACTTGTAAGTATGAAATAGCAGGTTATACAGTACAAGAAATTACACCTCAGCATATCCGTGTAGGTTGCCACCGGATAACACAAACTGAGATTGAGTTAATGGCAATAAAAATGAACTGGAATGGCAAGGAAGTATTGTGATTTTAAAGTAACCGTATGGTGTCGTGCTCATCTTGATGATGTAGATTTGAATCAGATAATAGAAGCTTTTAAAAATGGAGAAGGTTCTAATTATTTATTCAATGAGGAATTAGCTTATGAGTGGGAAACTCTTGTTGACACAGAACTACCAATAAGAGTAGAGGACAATAATGGTGATTCAACCATTGAAGTTTATGAAGACGATAAAGAAATCTGGAACAATTCAAAAAAGGATTAAGACATGCAAATGAATGTAGAAATTGAAAAGAGCCTTGCATTGATGCAAGAAGTAGATGGTCTGGAGTGGTTTAGTACTGGTACTGGAGATGATGTAAGAATTTGGGAAGGTACTAAAGAAGATGCTGAAGCTAAATGGGATGACTATTGTCATGAGTGTGACAATGAAGAAAAAGAGCCAAATACGTTTGAACAATGGGTAGAGGATGAATATGACGACAAGCAAGTAGATGTAGAAGACTACGATGAGAGAACTAGTGACTGGTTAGTATATACAGATAGTGAAGCAGATGATGCATGGGATGAGAGTCTTGAAAACTACATAGACGAGTGTCTCGAAATACCTCAAAGTATGCGTAACTACTTTGATAGAGAATCGTGGAAAAGTGATGCACGTATGGACGGTAGAGGTCACTGTTTGTCTGGGCACAACGGACATGAAGAAGAGCAACAAGTAAATGGTACAACCTATTATCTTTACAGACAAAACTAGAAAATGAGGCAAGTAAAAACTAAATTAGCTGTATTAGACACACCTGGCTTTGGTCAGGTGTTGTTTGATGCACTGCACACTTACATAGGTGATGCAAGAGGTGAGGAAGTAAATATGCAATACATTGCAGAATTGGTAGATGCTATTATATATTCACTCAGAAGACAGTATCTTGCAGAGCTTCCTGCAAAACAACCGGCTGTAAAAAACAGAGATCTTGAGGATTTGATTGATAAAATAAAGTCACATCCTGATTATGAAAAACAAAAGAAATCTTATGAGCTAGATAAGCAGGAAATTAATCCAATTGATTTTTTACTAAAATTAGAAGAAGATGGAGCAGATAGGAAAAGACGGTAAGGAATTTAAAATACTGCTAAACACAAAAGAGTTCGTAAGCTCTGATATACTCCAAAGTAAAGTACAAATGAGAGTATTAGGAGAGCCTGAGCAGATAGTAATAGAGGCAGTATCCAGATGGTGGATAGTAAGAATTTGGAAGAAACTGTGGGGAATAAAGAACAAACAGGAAAGTGCGTGGAAATACAATGTAAAAATAGAATCAGATGGAAGAGAATAATAAAATACCATGGAATGCAGAAGCAGATAAAGAAGCTGAAGAGTACCTGAATGCAACTCAAATAGCAATGAATCAATCTTATGAGCAGTATATTAACCCACCAGATGCTGAACTGCATAATAGGATAAAAGAAATGAAAGAAGCACTAGAAAATAGTACCAGATACATACAATGGAATATAGAAGCAAATAAGAAAACTAAAGAATATCTGTTCCATGATTCATCAGGCGTAGACTGGGAAAAATCCTGTATAGAAAAAACAAAAGAATGTATGTTACAGTCTCTAAGAATAAAAGAACTAGAAGAACAAATAGCAACATACTGCAGAGAAAACCCATCTGCAGAAGAATGGTTCCAGATAACAGTAAAAAGAGACAATAATGAACAATAAACAAAAAGTAGAAAAAGATTATATAATTGATGTACTTACAAAAGACGACATAAAAACCAGGTCTTCTTGTTCTTGTTATGTGTATATGGATGATAAAGAAGAAGAGTGGTTAGACAACTATAAAAATATGGGAGAAAAGGTACTCACATGGTATCTAAAAACTAAAGACGAAAAGTTTAAAGAACATATGGGTATAATAGTACATATGTAACAGTAAATAGAACAATGAAAACAGCTGAAGAAATACTAGAAGAATATGTGACCTGTAACTGTGATCCAGCATACAAAGATAGAGGATTAGTAGCACCTGACTGTCCACTATGTAGTATGCACAGTTGTTACATAGAAGCAATGGAAGCATATGCTATGGAAGTAGTAAAACATGTAACTAGTAGACCTATGGTAGAAGGATTAATAGATCAACAAGAAAGAACAAAATACCATCCACCAATGTATATGGGAATAGATGAGGTACTAAGGCACAAAGATGGTACACCGATAACAGAACAAGAAATAAGAATATGTGAGTATCACTATTGGATAAGAAAAGAACAAGATGCCAACTAAGATAGAGGTAAAAATATTATATCATCGTATCAAAGTGTATATCAACGATACACTCCACTGCCATATAAACACTGCAGATGGTTGTAATATTCAATCATGGGTAGATAACAATCTATACTGTATAGAGTATACAACTAGCTGTGGTAAAGTACTGTGTGAGTATGAGAAGAAAGATGTGTGGAAGGAAATAATGAAACAACTAAACGATAAACTAGAATGAGTAATGAACTAGAAGAAGTAGAAAATCTAATGTGGGGTAATGACAATAGTAAACCAGCTGTAGGTCTTTGGGCACTAATGCAAGAAAACTACAAACCAATAGAATACAATGCAAAACCGGTAACATCACAAGACATCAGTGAGTTTTTTGAGAATGCACAAAAATCAGACAAAGAAAGAAGAGAAAGAATGGATAAAGAATATACTCCTTTATCTGAGATAACTGATAAAGATGTAGAAAGCATGGTAGAAAAATGGGGGGATGTAGATAATATGCCTAACAATCTAATGGCTAAGGTAAATGTAGGAGGCAGCTACATAGAAATACCTGTAAAAACACTGATACTAATGCATAGTATAGTAAAACAAGAAGCAGTAAAACTAACAAAACAAAATGGAACAACAGAATAAAAAAGTACATGAGCTAAACTATCCTATAACAGAAGAAGAGTATAACAAGTTTCTAGAAGAAGTAAAAGACGGAGATATTGTACAAACTTTTAACCACCCTTTTAAAGGAGCTAGTCTAGGTTTTGTATGGATGGATATTTTTGATAGACCACAAAAAATAACAGAAGATGGAAAGTAACCTAGGAAACTTTAGTAGTAATTTGTTTAAAGAAATGTTTAACACCTTCTTTACCAAAGTAAATAAAGAAAGAAGAGTTATACGCATATATACAGGTGTAGCAGGTTATAAAAAAATAAAGCAAATTGTTAAAAACAAACAAACAATTAGAAGATGGCTAAAGAGAAACTGAAAAGATATTGGTTATTTGAACAAGATCAATATTACCCAATGGGAGGCATGTTGGATTTTGTAGGAGACTTTGATACAGTAGAAGAAGCAGAAAATGCAAGAACTGTAAAATTCAATAGATATGTAAGTTTTGGTCAATCAATGCAACTTAAAGAGTTTGCAAAAAGAGATACTGGTTATCACATATTGGATACTCAAGAACGAAAGATAATAGGAGGCTGGGATCAGTATGAAAAGAAGATAATTGAAGAAACACCACTAAATAAATTTAATTAATGGCAAAGGAAAAAAAAGAACAGAAGTATTACAACGGTATTGCGGTTGACTCCCAAGAGGAGATAATGACAATTTTGTACTTTGAGGAACTTATAGAAGCAGGGTATGTAGAAAGCCTTGAAAGAGCACCTACATATAATCTTTCTGAGAGATTAGAAAAAAAGTATACTCAGGTAGTAAAAATGAAAACAAAGACCAAAGAAGTAGAAAAGAATCAGGTACTTCTTGAAAGTCACGTTTACACTCCTGAGTTTGTTGTAAACTGGACACATGCAGGAACTGTATTATTTGTAGATAGGATGAACAACATGACTAAAATAGATGCACCTTTTATAGGAAGTTATACAACTTTGATAGAAGTAAAGCCGGGTTTTGATCAGAACAATATGACAAGGTTATTCAAGATTAATCAAAAGTGGATGTGGGAAAAGTATCAGTTATATGTAAACCTGATACAACCTCACAAACTTTTTGAAGAAACCTTTACTCCGAAAGCATATCTGACAACTCCTACTGGTAAGCAAAGAGTAATACATTGGAAAGTGAAGTCGTTAGAAGAATACGTAAACAGTTTAATCAATCAATAATGAGAAAAGAAATAGCAGACATCAAAGCATTTCAAAAAGCATTTGAATGCAACGTGCTTCCGGCCCCGACAATGCCGGCAAAGGAAATACAGGAGCTGAGAGTAAGACTTCTACAAGAAGAGCTGGATGAGCTCAAACAAGCTAACCAGGATAATGATATAGTAGAGGTAGC